TTAAATGAAGATCCAAATCTTCAGCAAGAAATTGTACCAAAAATTACGAACAAAATGAAAAAACAACTTGAAAAGAAAAAGAATAAAAAAGTCAAAACATATTATGGATTAATTAGAAAAGAAGGAAATTTTATAATTGAATTTAATTAACGTAATCTTCCCAATCAGAAGGTAATTGAGAATTGCTTGTAATTAAAGAAGTTAGTTTTTCAAGATATTTAATATCTACATATACTTGAGGAATTACTCCTCTTTCTCTATGATCGAAATCTCTTACTTCATATTGATTTTCATTATAAGTCCACACATACAATCCGTCTGTAAATAAGAAATAAAATTTCCATACTCTTTTATCATTTATTTCTTTTAAGAATAATATTTTATTATATCCGAAAAATGTTGTGCTATATGTATCATGTCTGCAAGTCCTACTTTTTGCTTCACCTACCATTTCATTGTTTCTATAATCAACTTGTTTTTTTTGATTAGAATATAATCTTAAAGGATCGTCAATATAAATATTTTTATTCAAGAAATAAACAATAATTTTTTCACGAATTTTTCCGTATTTTAAATCTTCTAAAAGATTCCACATTTTATATAATAACTTAAGATTTTTTTTTTCTGATAATTAAACGCTGAAATTATTCTTCTTCTTTATCAGATTCAGATTCTTGATCTTTCTTAACATATACTGATTGCTGCATTTGAACACTATGACCCATGACTTTTGCGTCCTTTTCCATTTCTTCTTTTACCTTAGAATACTTCGAACTTAAATATATCTTTCTTAACATAGTTGTCGATATTGATTTCCCCATGTATTTTTTACTAGTTTTTATCAATAATTGACTGAGTGCGTTTCTTGATAATGGTTTCCCTGTTGAAGACTTAAATAAAACACCCATTCCATTGACTCTAATATATAATCTTAATAATTTCTCAAGATCCTTTGGAATATCTATTTTTAATTCCTGATATTTGGATTGTGTTTTAAATTTATTAATTACGAAAAACATAGAATTTTTATTGATAACTAAATAATTTTTTTCTTTTTTATCTGATTCTGATAATTTATTATATGCTCTTTTATTTATAACCTCCATGCCTGAGATATCATTACGAAGAGGAATCCTAGTATAAATATTATAGATAATGTATACTTGAAGTAATGCTTTATCTTTTGCCGTTAAATCTTCTTTTTTTTTTATCCCTTTTGATTTAATTTCTTCACCCATTTTTTCAATCATTTTATTGACTTCAGATATATCAACAAAGTTGTCTTTTTGTTTATCGGATATTGTGCCTGTTGCCTGCTCGTCTTCATATTTCTTATTTAGATCGTCTCTTAGATCATTATATTCTTTGAGTGTTTCTTCGTCTTCTTTAAGTGCCATTAAATATACAATGATTGCGTTATAATAATTTCTCTGAGTTGTATAATGCAATTCACTTAATTTATCGGCAATATCTTTTGGTTTTTTTAAGAATTTTAAATCGTCTTTATCAAACATTTTCATGAGTTTCATTAGATTCGATACATACATTTTGATCGTTGAATCCTTTGCTTTAGGTCTTGATTTCTTTATTGTTTCCGCAAGATTTTCTTTAGTTGTCATTTATATTATATATATAAAAAAAGATTTATATTTAAACTAAATAAAAATTAAATCTTTTTCAAGATTCATTTTATAGCAGAAATAATATGAAGAATATGGAGGGGTATAATTTTTATTAGGACTATTTAAATGTTTAAATTTAGTCCTATTATAAGGGACTATTATTTGTATATCTTCTTTAAAATAATCCATGAAATATTTATATGACAACATAACTGAAGGTAATAATAATATAAATGGTTTATCTATTTCTTTTAATTTTTTTAAAACTTCTCTTTTTTTACTAAATGGTGGATTATCAACAACTATATCATATTCAGGAATATATTCGAAAAAATCTTTGTCTTCATGTATTATATTATATCCCATATCTTCAAAATATTCTTTTTGTTTGCCGTCACAATAAAAGGGACTCCATATTACTTTGTCTTTAGGGATAAATGATTCTATTATCTCCCAACCTTTTTTATCTGTGGTGTAGTTATCAGAATCTTTATCATTAGTAAAACTCATTATATAATTATAAAATATATTATTTTTGAGAAATGTCCTCAGTGTCCTCAAAGGGATCAAAAATATTTAGAATAATTTCATTTTTTTAATAAATAAAATATGGAAAATAGAAAGTTAATAATTTTAAAAATTGTAAATATTTAATAAATTTTTGAGGACATTGAGGACATTGAGGACAACTCCTTTATGCGTAATAACAATCCACAACTCCGTCTGTAATTCTCATAACCTTCTGAATCTCAATCCAGCAACGAGAAGTGTATGGTGCTTCAGCAGCAGCAAGATCCTCATATTTGTGGTGTAATTCAAGACCACGAGAATCAACTCGTTCTCCGTCATTCATTCTGTAGGCATTATAGAAGAATTGACCTGGGAGTTCATTATCACTTGCCATAGAATATCCTTCGAATTTTCGGTTGACCATAGCGTGTCCCTGACGAGCATATTCAGTGCGAGTGACATGAGGCGGTGCTCCTTCAGTATCAGATACACCATGGAAATGTAGGGCAGAATTAGATCGGTCAAGTGGATATAAAAATTCGTCGTTTTTCTTAACATTTGCCACTAATTTTCCATAAGTTCCAGGAGCAGCACTTTGAGGGGCAATGGCACGATAATCATTTAATAGAGTCTTAACATTACCGACTCCTGAGGCAGTATCGACACTCATTTTAGCAGACGATATACCTACAAACATTTTAGATACTAGACGACCAGCACCACCTACATTACGGATAACATTCTGTGCTGCTGCCTGATCAGCAAGGGTTGTTTTTGTCATTCGAGGTTCAAGAAACATGAATGAGAAATCACGATTGGCAGAGGCAAAGGCGTTCATTTCGTCTCCGTCAAGGAATGTATAATCAGCAATCATACGGCATTCAGTCTGATCTAGGGTGAATGGGTGAGTTGCCGATCCATTCGCAACACCTTGTGCTAGACACGCTCTCTTACCTACAGAATCTGCTAGGGTTAATTCAACTTGGACTGCCTGATCGGATCTTAAGAGAAATAGCGGTAATTGTATATTCGAGATTGCTGGAAAAAGGTCGTCTAACTTAATTGAGAAAACAGGTTGATTTGTTAATTTCTGAAATGAATGGACTTTTAATTCAGAATCAGTATCAGTTGCTTTTATCTCGAATTCTTTTCCAATATCTACAGATATTTTTTCAGAAATTTCACTTTCTTTATTGTACACAACGGAATTTGACATACTACGAGCAGAGGTAAATTGTTCTCGTTCTTTAACTACAGACTGGTCAATAAACATAGATTTGTATGCTTGATAGTGATTCCAGTCTTGGACTTCACAGATAGTTTTTCCACCAATCTTAAGAGTTGCTCGTTCAACAATAGAATTCACACCAATTCCAAGAGGGAAAAAAGAATTGTGATCACCATGTCCCTTAAGAGAAAAAGTGAGACGAGAGGCAGGATTTAAAAGACCCTTATTCTGTAATTCATAACGGATAAAAGTTTCCGAAAAAATAACAGGTTCAAGGATATCAGTGTCAATTCGCTGTTCAGGATTAGATCCAATCATTCCAGGTTGAAGCACGGAGGGGATAGACATACTCATTTTATATTTTAAGAAATATAAAAATTATTAAAAAAAAAGTAAAAAAATTAAGTATAGAAATTACTGAATAACTTGAATCTGTCCGTCTTTAAATAAGATCGTATTCTTAGAATGGACAAAGATAAATGCAGAGGTTGGGTTATCGTCTGTGAGACCTAGATCCATTTGGACACCCCATGCGTCTTCAGAGAAGTTCCCACCAGCAGTAGATCCAAGAATATCATAGGCAACACCTACACCATATAGAGACCCACCTTCAAGGACAGCATTATCATTTGTAGAATATCTCTTATTTGTATTAACTGGTGAAATCGAAGTGTGGGTTAGTTGATTAAATGGAATTACAGAATTTACGAAATTTCTGATAACCTGAGGATCTACATTTGGATTGGTTGAATCTTTCTTAAACTGAGTATCCACATTATAATCAAGAGGATATCTTGATCCACCCTTAGTAAATACAACCTGTGATAAATCGGCAATAGCACCAGTTTTTGTAATAGGAATAATTGT